CCCCCTGCTGGGCGCGGAAAAACACGATTAAACCTACTTATACGCTAGGGTATTACGGCGGTTTTCTCGACTAATGTCTCATAACTTCACGCTAAGGTACTGAAACTATGGGAAGTGGACCGAAAATGGGCCAGCCAAGGGCATTACGGCGCCCCGGCGAGTCGGCTAGGGGCCCGGCGAAGGTCGCCCGGCTCGAAAAGGCGATGAAGCGCGGGCCAGGGCGACCTCAGGGGGTGTGGAGCTCTAAGGCTATCCAGCTGCTTGAGCGCAAGACCCGGGCCTGGGCCAAGGAGAAGGGGGTCCATCCTTGGGACATCCTGCTGGGGCTGATGGAGTCTGAGAAGGAGCCGACCCGGCTCGCGGCTATCAAGCTCTGGTCGGACCTGTTGGCCGGGAGCTTCACCCGTCAGGAGATCGAGGTCACCAGGGCGCCGGCCGAGCCCGCCATCTACCTGCCAGAGATGCAACCCGACCCCGCCCGGGTCGTGCAGCTAAAGCCCCAGGAGGAGAGTCAGGCATGAGCTACGCGGTGATCGAGACGTCCCCCAACGCGAGCAGCAATCAGCTCGCCGTTGTGGCTGGCCGGGCCCTTGTGAGCCCCGAGGTTTCCGGTAGCGTTGCAACCTACACGTGCGTCGCCGCTGTCGCTGCCGGCTCGGGCGATGCGGCGACCCAGTTCGTTTCGAGTGCGACGGGGTTCAAGCAGGTCAAGGTCGTGCCGGTGTCGGACGTGGCGATAGCGGCCGACCAGCTGCTCATGGTTGGTTGGAGCACCACGGCTGACGACGAAGTCGCAGTCACGGTCGTGCTGGATGCGCTTCGGACCGCGCTCGGGACGCCAGATGGCACCGGCCTCGCAAACGTAGTCGTGACGGCCAGCGTCGACGACCCCATCGTGCTGACCTGGGACGGCGTGACCACGATCAAGACCGTGTGCGTCGCGAGCCAGGGGACAGTCCCCTACAACGTCGCAGTAATCACGGTGGCGTGACGTGACGACGTACTACGTCAGACCGGACGGATCGGCGGCTAAAGCCAGCGCCACTGGGCCAGTCACCAATAAGACCGCGTGCATGTCGGTCAACACCTTCAACGGCGTGTCGGATTTTGCCGACGGAGACGTGATTGTGCTGTCGTCACGACATGACACGTCTGGGAGCGCGCCGCTTATTCCGTATCTGGTAGTCGGCGGTGCGGGCGGGAACGCGACGAACGCGCGGGAGATCTACGGGGAAGCTGGACACATCCCAACTATCGGAAACGGGACGGACGGGTTTGGGATCCAGATCATCGGTCAGAGTAACGTTCATTTGCACGATGTTGTCGTGCTCGGTGGGACGACGTACGGCATCCGATGCACGGGAGCGTCGAGCGGAAACCGTTTCGAGGATATCACCATCAACGGTGGCGGGTCGTTCGCGATGTACTGCGCGACCCACACCAATCTTCGGCTGCGGCGCATCACGGTTCCGGCCTGCCCGAAAGCGGGAATCATCGTCACTGGTTGCCCTACCTTCCTGGTTCAGGACTGCGTGGTTCTCGATTACATGCAGGTAAGTGGCAACTACGACGGGATCGCGACTGGCGACGGGAGCAGCGGAAGGGTAGAGCGCTGCCGGACAGAGATGGTCGAGCAGCGGAACGGCCTTGGCTCTGGCTTCGATTCTTCGGGGACTGTTGGGGCTCCAGCGGTGGTGACCCACGTCGCGTGCTACACCAAGAATGCATACAACGGCTTCAGCGCGAGTGGGGACGATAACACGGCCGACTTCGTGACGTTCCACGGGTGCATAGAGGAGAACTCCCTCGCGGCCGGCGCGTACATCTACGAGAGCGTGAACTGCAAGATAATCAATTGCACGATCAGTCGTGCCCTGATCGTGAACCTTGCCAACAGCCATGTGAAGCTGCTGCTGCTCAACAGCATCATCGGTGGAGACACGGCCAACGAGATCGCAGCCGAGCTGGACCAGAACCTGCTCGACGTGTACATTGCCGACTACAATTGCTTCATCCCCGGGAGCATCAACACGATCAAGGACGTTGGTGTTGGGTATAAGACCCTGGCGCAGTGGCACACTGCGACGGGTCAGGAGGGGCATTCGCTCGAGCAGAGCGTGCAGTTCAATGCCGATTGGATGCCGCTCGACTCCGAGTTGCTCGCCGCAGGAACGCGGCAGGCCGGCGTCCAGGCCTATGACAGCCTTCCACTGCCGTTGCACCCCGACATCGGCGCGGTGCAGGACCGGAGTTACCCCGGGCGCAAGGCAAGCATCGGTGGGAGCCGGCTGTGACCATTGTCACCCCCTTTTACGCCAGTCGCACGATCTGGTCGGGCCTCGCGGCGATCCTGAGCGGGCTCGCGACGCTCGCCACGGTCCTGGCGTCCGACGCCCCCGACTGGAGCCTGCTCTCGGGCGCGTTCGGCTCGGTCGCGAGCGGCGTCGGCGTCATCTTCGCGCGGGTGAGCGAGGGGAGGATCGGGTGATGGAGGTCCTGCATTGCACATCACCCGGGTGGAGCCGGATCGAGCTGACTGATGGCTCGGTGTATTGGTACTCGGTGCCGGCCAGACCCGCGGTGTGGCTGCCGCTCGCGGTGGTGTGCGCGCGGCTGCTCGAGCACTACGACAGTGCGGATTGACGTCTACCACCACACCGCTGATTACGATGTAGCCCTGGTGCTCGCTCGGATTGAGCGCAGCGTTATCAACCTGAGAGACGAGGTGAGAATCATGGCTGAGACCCTGGCAGTAGAGGTGCAGCAGACCCGCGAGGCGTTCCAGGCGCTGCGCGATGCGGTGTCGAGCAAGCTGGAGGCGCTGATCGTGACGATTGGCGAGCTGCGCGACCAGCTGACGCAGGGCGGTCTCAGCCAGACCGAGGAGGCTGCCGCCGCCGAGGCGCTGGACGGGGTGCAGACCGAGATGACCGCCCTCAAGGCCGCTGTCGAGGCGGCCGGCGGGTCGCCGCAGGAGCCGTAAAACATGGCTGACACGCCTGGGATCTCCGTAGCGGACAACGCCCTGACCATCTACATCGTGCAGACGCAGGGTGACCGGGTTGTGCGCGAGGTGCCGATCCGATGCTCCGGCATGTCCGTCTCGGCTGCGGACGCAAGCCAGATCGAGATCCTCAGAGTAATCAGCGAAACAATTGAGCAGTGGCCCGATGTTACGGTTGCGCGGCTGGAAGAGAGCGGCACCTTGGGGGAGGTGAGATGTCCGCCGAGAGCCTGAACACTGCGCTGGCGGCTCTGCTGGAGTCGCATCGGCGCTACGTTGCGCGGGCGACCCAGATGTACGACTCCAGCATCGAGGCGCAACTCGTCGCCTTCACGAAGGCGACGGAGCAGGCCGAGCGCAAGCTCGAAGCCCAGCTAGCGGAGCTGGTGAAGCAGGCCAACCGGACGTGATGGATTCGCCCCGGGTTCTGGGCTGATGCCCTCCCGAGCCCTGCACTCGGGCCGGGGCGATTACATGGTAGGAGGTCAGGGCCTCCGAACGAGGTAAGCAGCAATGGCACTGGACCCCAGCATCATCGAGGCCGTCAGCAACGCCAATTTCAAGTCGATGGCGGAGCTGGCCGTGCAGAACGTCCTCTCCCACCAGCAGAGGCTTCAGATCCTCGCTGAGAAGTCGCTGGCGAAGAGCCTGGAGTCGATGGACACGCAGCAGTCGACCGAGATGGACTCGGCGAGCGCGGCGGCGATCAGTCAGATCCTCACCAAGCTCGCGCAGACCACGCGGCCCGAGACCGGCGCAGGCTAGGCCATCAACAAGGCGGGGGCCGAGCGTCCCCGCCGAAGGAGACATAAATGCCTGACAACAGACTCAAGCTAGCAATCACCCAGGACCAGGGCGCCGAGAGCCTCTCGGTCGGGACGGTGGATTGGCCCTCGCTCCCGAATGGCGAGGCGAATCTGTGTAACATCCGCATCAACGTCGCGGCGCTGGCCGAGGTGACGCGGTGGGCTATCAGCAAGCTGTCCATCAACGACGAGCCTCAGCGGGCGCTCACGCTGGCGGGCCTGGTGGCCCTCGAGAAGGGACTGAACGCTGCGCTTGCCATCCCGGACTTGGCCGCCGTAGGTGGTGGCAAGAAGGCCTGATCCCGGCCTGGTGCTACTGTGACGGAGACCCGGCGTGCTCGATCTGTGGTGGGTCGCAGATACGCTGGGTCTCCTGGTGGGTGGTTTCGCCGGATTGGTGGCTCTGCTCGCGCTGGCTGCCGATGCTGGAAAAGGATCTTAGCGTTGAGCCACGAAACTCCTGAGCACCTGTATCGGCGGCTGCTTGACGAGCACCATCAGATCCTGCGGCTGCTGAGGGCCACGTTGATTTTGGCCTCGCTGACGTTTGGCTTGGCCTTGGGCGGGGTTGTAGCGATTGGAAGAGCGCTTTTGTGAACGCCACCGACCAGGCCGAGCTCGAGACAACCCGCCACGTCGACCTCTGGCATAAGCTCGAGGCAATCGAGGCCAGGCTCGTGAAGGTCGAGGAGGGCCTGTCACACCGCTGGCAGTTGCCGTGGCAAGCGTGGACTATCCTGTCGAGCATTCTGTTGTTCGTGGTCGCCGGCATGATCAATACCAACAACGAGTTTATAAAGTACGGCGAGCGCCAGGTTTACATCCGCGAGATTGCGGAGAAGGCTCTCTCCAGGATTGAGGAGCACATGTCGGGCTCTGGTGCATACCGTGCTACCGTTGAGTCGTTGGCGCAGCAGGCCGGCACGACGGCGGCGACTTTGGCTGCGTGCCAGCAGGCACAGGAGCGCCTGGCGGGGCAACTCGAGGCGATGGACAAGCGCCTTGGAGCGCAGGAGCGCCGGAGCGAGGAGCGCGACCGGTGGTGGCACCAGCTGTGGCAGGGCGGGACGCTGCGCGGGGGTAAGCCATGACTGCTTTGTGGGTGCTATGGATCGCCGACTCGACGTGGTGGTGGGCGCCGTTGATCGTGGTGAGGCTGGCCTGAGGTAGCCAATGAGCGCACGCCTGGAGGAGTACCGGCAGCTCGCGGCACGGCTGGACGGGTGTCCGGCGGAGCAGCTAGACGACCTGCTCGACGCGATGGACGCCATCTGGCGAGGTCTGACCGAGGCCGAGCGCGAGCAGCTTGACCGTGAGGCGGCGGGCCGGTGCCCTACCTGTGGGGGGCCGGTGGCGGTGGCCGGGACCGCCGAGGGCACGCACTGGCACGAGTGCGCGCGGCACGGGGCGGTGGATCCGGTGGCGCCTGAGTGCGGCTCCTGCCAGCATTGGCAGCAGGAGGACGATGCGCAGGACCTGGCCGAGTGCCGGGTGCATCGACGTCGGATAGGTCGGAGCGCGTGGTGCTCGCACTGGGAAGTGGCGGCATGAGCATCTGGCGCTGGGCAGAGCCCCCGTACAGGCGCGCGCTGGTCAAGCCTGAGTCCTACGACCAGCCGGGACCGTGGCGCGCGCCAGAAGCCCGGTATGCGCGGTGGCGGCTGCCGGCGTCCGAGCGGTTCCGGCGCCGGCACGGAGCGCGCGAGTACGTTCCGAGCCGTTACCGGAGCCCGCTGAGACGCGTTCCGTTCTGGCTGTATGTTGGTGGGAGATGGGTCGCCTTTCCTCCTCCTGCTCGGAGCTGGATGCCGTGAGTCAGTGGCGCCCACACAGCGGACCTCAAAGCCAGTTTCACGCTCGTGGTGAGTTTGAGGTGCTGTACGGAGGCGCCGCTGGTGGCGGCAAAATGTTGGCGGTTGACACGCCAATCCCGACGCCTTCCGGATGGTGCGCGATGGGGGATTTGCGCGTCGGGGACGCAGTGTTCGATGAGCGCGGCACGGTGTGCGCCGTGACGCACGCGTTTCCTATCGTGCTCGACGCCGAGACCTACCGTTTGCGGTTCGACGATGGCGCAGAAATAACGGCGTGCGCCGATCACAAGTGGGGCACGTTGTCGGCCGCGGAGCTGGCTGCACTGACACGGCGTACCCCCGCGTGGCGCGCGGCAAGGCGCGCGGCTAGGAAAAGCCGGGTCGGCGGTAACAAGAGTCAGAAGTTCACGGCGACAATCCGGGCAAGAAACGCAGTATGCCCGCCGCCATGCAAGGACTCGCCGAGCTTGACCCTACGCACTACGCGCGAGATTGCGGACACGCTCCTGACGAAGGCCGGAAGAAGGAATCACGCGATTCCGGTAGCCGGGGCGTTGGACTTGCCGCCCGTAGAGCTGCCGGTCGATCCCTATGTGCTCGGGGTGTGGCTTGGTGATGGTACGACTAAGGCGGGCAACGTCACCTCGGCCGATGCGGAGATTCTGGAAGCGGTGGCCGCGGCGGGGTACGTTTCCGGGTGTCGCCAAGTCAGATCCGGGTGTCAGACGGTAGCCTTCAAGAAATTGCGCGCGGACCTCGCGCGTGTGGGGGTATTCGGGAACAAGCACATCCCGGTCTCGTATTTGCGGGCATCCCGGTCGCAAAGACTGGACCTGCTCTGTGGGCTCATGGACACGGACGGGCACGCCTCGCCCGAGAGCGGTAAGTGTGAGTTCACGACGACGGCAGTCGCCTTGTCCGAGGGCGTTGCGGATCTGATCCACGGCCTCGGGTGGAAGGTACGGATAGCGGTTGGACGCGCAACGCTTAATGGGAAAGATTGCGGGGCAAAATACCGCCTAACGTGGACGGCGTCCGAGCCGGTGTTCAGGCTTCAACGAAAGTTGCGATGGCAGCGCATGGCCTCTCGTAGAACGACACGCTATCGCTATGTGGTGTCATGCGAGCGCGTGGTGTCTGTGCCGATGCGCTGTATCTCGGTCGACAGCCCGAGTCGGCTTTATCTCGCGGGCAAGGACATGGTGCCGACGCACAACAGTGACGCGCTCATCATGGAGGCAACGCGCTACGTCGGGAACGAGAATTACCGCGCGTTGATCTTGCGACGCACGTTTCCGCAGCTACAGGAAATTATTGATCGTTGCTGGAAGCAGTATCCCAGTATTGGCGGAGTCTACCGGAGCACGGAGCACCGCTGGTATTTCCCGAGCGGGGCCACTATTACGCTCGGGCACATGCAACACGAGGATGACAAGTACAGCTATCAAGGCAAGGAGTATCACTTCGTCGGTTTCGACGAGGTGACGCAGTTTACGGAGACGCAGTACTTGTACATGCACTCGCGCTTGCGATCTACAGACCCGAGCATCCCGCCGCGTATCCGTGCGACGACGAACCCCGGCGGCATAGGACACTCGTGGGCCAAGGCGCGCTTCGTCGACGTATGCCCGGCTAAGCAGACGTACGTCGATCCGAAAACCGGGCAGTCCCGCGCGTTTATCCCTGCGCGCGTGTACGACAACCCGTCGATAATGGAGAACGATCCGGCATACATCGCGCGCCTGGAGTCGCTGCCAAAGATCGAGCGCAAGCGCCTGCTAGATGGCGATTGGACAATCTTCGAGGGGCAGTTCTTTCCAGAGCTCTCTCAGCGGGTTCACGGCTGCGAGCCTTTTGACATTCCGCCCGAGTGGGAGCGCTTCGCGGTGCTCGATTGGGGCTATGCCAAGCCGTTCAGCGTCGGATGGTACGCGGTTGATTACGACAAGACCCTATGGCGCTACCGGGAGTGGTACGGGTGCAAGCCAGGGGAGCCCGACGTTGGCCTGCGGCTGATCGCAAGCCAGGTGGCCGAGGGCATTCTCGAGCGCGAGGGCGGCGAGCGGGTGCGCCTGCGTTACGCCGACCCGAGCATCTACAACAAGCTCGGGGGCATAGTGAATCGAAAGCGCGAGTGCATTGGCGGCTCGGTTGCAGAGGACATGCAGGCTGTCGGGATCCATTGGCTCAAGGCCGACAACGACCGGGTCCAGGGCTGGCAGCAGGTTCACAAGCGCCTGTCACTGGACGAGCACGTTGACACCGAAACGGGCGAGGTCGTGCAGGAGAATCCACGGCTCGTTATTTTCAACACTTGTCGCGAGTTCTGGCGCACAGTGCCGAATGTGGTCGCGGACACCGCTAATCCCGATGATCTCGACACTGATCAAGAAGATCACATCGCCGACGAATTGCGGTATGCGTGCATGGCCCGGCCTGTGGCTCCGCGCAAGCTTGTGCGCCTGCCTGCTACCTCGTTCGCAGCGACGCGCACGCGGTTGATTCGGGCTAAGGAGTACGCTTTGCGGCACGGAGTGAGTATCCAAGCCGCCTACCAGAGGACACGCTGATGCCCCGCCCGCCAAAGTCAGACCTCGCAAAAGCCTGGGCTAAGAAGATCGAGCGTGCGGAAGAAAAGCACGAGGAGTGGATGGAGCAGCAGCGGATCAAGCTGGCTCGGGCTTACTTCTCCGGGCAACAGAATCCGGGTTATCCGAGCGAGGAGTGGATCACGATCAACAAGATCTTTGCCAACCTCGGCACGCAATTGCCGAGCCTTTACAGCGTTGATCCATATTTTTACGTCAAGTTGAAGCGCTCGTACTCGCCGCATCCGATGGACATCGCGCGCTACGAAGAGATGGCGAAAGTTCGCAGCGCGTATCTGAATTACTTGAAGGAGGAGCTTGGGCTTTGGAAAACCGCGCGGCTCGCGGTGCAGGACGCTTTCTTCGCATTCGGGGTGGTTAAGATCCACTTCATTGCCAACGAAATTCGCAACCCGCAAGGTGGCAGTGCGATCATGGACGAGGATGGCAAGCCGCTGATGGGCGAAGACGGTAACGGCTTGGTCGAGCCCGACTTTCTGCTAGCAGACGAGCGCTATGCGGTCACCCGAGTTCACCCCGACGACTTTTTGTGGGACGAGGACGCGGGCCCCTTGCCGGATAAGTGGTCTTGGATCGGGGAGAGGGTGCGGCTTACCAAGAGCCAGGCGCGCAACGACCGGCGCATTAAGCGCTCGGTGCTCGAGGACATCGAGACGGAAAAGCGCGTCGAGGAGGACGATGAGAGCGAGGAAGTATATACGCTCTACGAGCTTTACGACCTGAAGGCAAAGCAGTGGTGCATCGCCGCAGAAGACGCGCACGAGTTGGTGATGGACCCGCGTCCGCTGCCCCCCGGTGTGGAGGGCCACCCTTACGCGATCCTGCGGTTCACCTTGCAGGACGCCTCGCCCTATCCGATCCCGACGGTCTCTCAGGCGCTCGATCCGCAGAAGGAATACGGGCTCGCGCGCTCGCGCATCCTCACGCATCGCAAGCGCTTCGCCCGTAAGTACCTCGTCTATGGACCCGCGTTCGATGACCCTGATGCCGTGATTTCTAAGCTCGCGCACGGCGAGGACGGCACGTGTCTAGTCACTAATGCCCCGGGGGACGCGGTGCGGCCAATCGCCGACGCGCCTTTGGACCAGGCGGGGTATCTAGAAGTCCAGGCGTTGAACAACGACATCGTCGAGGCGTTCGGGGTCAGCGACGAGGCCCGCGGCGTGTCCGGGGCCGACTCCGCGACTCAGGCTGCGATCATCGCTGGCGGGATGCGGGTGCGCGAAGGCGACAAGCAGGCCCTCGTCGGCGACTGGGTGCGCGACATCGCCCGCAAGCTGGACCAATTGGTGCAGTCGCATATCACGCGGGACGAGGCGGTGCGGGTTGCCGGCCCGCGCGGGGAGCAGTGGGCGCTCATCCGCACAGACGACTACGCTCAGATCGCCGGAGAGTTCTCTTACGACATTTCGGTCGGCTCGACCCTGCCGCGGCTTCCTGAGGTCGAGCAGACGCAGCTAATGGGCATCCTAGGCCTGTTGGGGCAGTACCCGCAGTTCTTGCTATCCCGGCAACTGCTCAAGCGGGTTTTCGAGCTGTTCCGCATGGATGACGAGCTTCTGCTCGAGCAGTTGCTGACCATCGGCCAGCAGTTGATGAGCGGCGCCCTTCCCATGCCGGGCCAGGGGGGAGCTCCAGGGTCCGGGGGAAGCGTGGCGGGGGTGACCGAGCCCGCGGGGCTCAAGGGGCTCCTCGGGGCAGCGATGGGCGCTCTCGGCGGCAACGCGATGGGCGGCGGGCAAAGCATGGCGGGTTAGCGACCACTAACCTATACTCCCTACCATGCCGCTTTATGACTACCAATGCCCCGCCTGCGGTCAACTCGAGGACGTGTGGGCTCGCATGGACGAGGTCGAGTTACCCTGCCCTGGGTGTGGCGCGGCGATGCGCCGTCAGATCACCCGGCGCTGGCACGCGCATCCGGATCTCGACTATTACGACGAGACCCTGGAGTCCTATATCACGTCCCGCAGGCAGCGTGAGCGCCTGCTGCGCGAGCGGGGGCTCTCCGAGGCTTACGGCAAAGGCTGGATATGAGGATCTGCGACAAGTGCGGGCACCGTGAAGTCCATCTCAGTATCGAGGTGGAGGACCAGCGGTACGACCTGTGCCTGGTGCACAAAAGAGAGCTGTTGCAGTGGCTCATGACCCGCGAGGACGCGCAGGACCCGCTCGACGACGGTGCCACCGTCGACGGGGGGCTTGCGCCGCTCGCGGTAAAGCGTGGTCCTGGACGGCCGAGGGTGCGGCCCCTGTGAAGCGCCGCGCACGCGCCTGTAGGCGCATCCGCGACTGTCGGGAGACAGCCGCTTTCCCGTTGATGGAGGTAACATGGCAGATACCCTCGAGCAGGGCGGCGGGCAAGCCCCTGACGTAGCGGATCCTGGGGCTGGCACCCCGGGCGAAGCGGCGTCGCCGGCACCCGCGCCCAGCGGGGCGTCGGCACCGACAAGCGCCGCAAGCGCACCGGAGCCGTCGTTTTTCGATCCGACCCAGATACCCGACGAGCTGCGCCCTGCGTACAAGCAAATGCAGGGTGCGTTCACGCGCAAGATGCAGGACCTCGCCAAGCATCGGGAGAAGATCCAGGCATACGACGCCTTCATGGCCGACCCGGTTGGCCAAATGCAGCAGCTGGCGTCACGCTACGGGCTCTCCTTGACGCGAGCCGAAGCCCGTGCCGCAGTAGAGCAGCAGGCTGGGATCCAGCAATGGGTTCCGCAGACGTGGGACGAGGTGCTCGATAAGGCCGAGCAGAGGGCCGAGGAGCGCGTGCTCCAGAAGCTCTCGCCGTTGCTCGGTGAAGTCAAGAACCTCAAGAAGTCTCAGATTGAGGCGATGCTTGACTCAAGCGTGCCAGAATGGCGCGAGTACGAGGAGCAAATGAGCGCCGTCTTGCGTGAGCACCCGACGCTGGTCAACTCGCCTGAGCTCCTGGCCCGTGCGGTGATCCCGCAGGAAGTGCAGGAAGGCCGGGCAATGGCTGCGGCACTGAAGAAGCTTGAAGGCAAGGCGCAGGCAGCAAGGGTATCGGGCGGGTCGCAAACCTCCAGAGAACCAAGCGAGGCCCCGACCGGGTCTATGACCTTTGATCAGGCGGTCGCGTTCGCGCGGCGTCAGCTTGAAAAGAAGGGCATGAAGGCTCCGGTCTAAATGCAACCGAGAGGTAACTGACGATGGCAACCGTAGGCAGCACGTCTGCCCCCAGTACCAACACGATCTATTACGACGCGCTACTTTCGACCACGCTCATGGCGTACAGCAAAACGCTGTACGACAATATTTTCAAGGACAGCGCGTTCCTCGCTGCGCTTCGCCAGTACGGCGGCGTGCGGAAGCAGAATGGCGGCGAGCGCATCGCCCTGCCGCTGATGTACGAGGTAAACAGCACGGTCAAGAGCTATCAGGGCGAGGAAGTTCTCGACACGACGATTCAGGACGGGATCACCACCGCCTTCTACGAGTGGCGTGAGATGGCCGGCACTATCTCCATAACCCGCAGGGAGGAGCGTCAGAACTCAGGCGAGGGTCGGCTGATTGACCTGTTGCAGAGCAAGATCCGGCAGGCCGAGATGAGCATAAAGGAGGCGATCAATACCCAGCTGATCAAGGGCACGCTGAGTGGCACTACGTTCGTTCCAGGCAACTCGGTGAAGGACTTGAACCCGCTGGCTTACTTCCTGCGCAAGAACAACCAGGCTGATCCAACTACGGGCGGAAACGTCGGGAACATCTCGTACACTAACTCGTGGTGGCGGCACAAGACGGCGGTCGGTGACAACGCATCAGCCGACACCGGTAACTCCTTCGCGGTGTCACTCTCGACACTGACGGGTCTAAAGAACGCGCTGCGTACTATGTACAACTATTGCGCGCGTGGCAGCGGTGGTGGCCCTAACCTCGTGGTGATGGACCAGCGGACGTTCGAGAACTACGAGGCGAGCCTCGATGCGAGCGTTCGCTATTCCGACACCAAGATGGCCGATATGGGCTTCGACACCATCAAGCTGAAGGGAGCGACGTGCATTTGGGACGAGCAGGTGCCTGGTGTTGACGACGGGGCCGAGCCGGCGGATGCGACCGACGGCACGGCGTTTTTTATTAACACGGAGTTCTACAAGCTGGTGATCGACTCGCAGACGGACATTGTTACCACTCCGTTCGTAGAGCCCGAGAACCAGACAGCGAAGACGGCCAAGATCTTGTTCATGGGCAACTCCGCAGTCAGCAATCTGCGGAAGCTCGGCGTTTTCTACGGGATTCCGCTGAGTCTCAGCTAACACAACGGGGGCGGGCAGAGCGCCTCGCAGTGATGGAACGGAGCGAAAGCTCGACAGTGAAAACAGCGAGGTAACCGATCATGTTGTTCAAGCGTATTTCCCGTTCTCAGCCTGAAGTGGCGTACGTTGTTGTCAAGAACGTCAGCGGCGGCACAATCACCGCAGGTTACTCGGTGGTTTGGGACATCTCAGCGACTACCGACGGGGTGAACGTCACGCAGCCGGCGACGGCGTCTCTCGGCTGTTTCGCCGGAGTCGCCGACTCTAACATCGCTTCCAACGCCTATGGGCTTATCCAGGTCTACGGCTATCGGGCGTCGACCTATGTTTACTCCTCGACGGGCTCGAGTGCGGCCGGTGAAGGTCTGAACACCGTCAACGCCGAGTGGGGCCTGACTCCGAGTGCGGCTAGCTCGGCGTCAGCCAAGTCCTTCGCCTTTCTCTGCGAAGCCGTGACTGGATCGAGCTCTAGCCGCTATCACCTGAACGCTAAGGCGTTCATCCGGGCGCTGTAACCCGGTGGCCGGGGCGGGCAGAGCGCCCCGGGTCCTGTTTCTTGATCTCTCGACAGGGCTCAAGGGGCTATCGGATTACGAGGGCGCGGTAGGTGGCAGAGTCGGGTCTCTCAGGCGCGTCTCGGACTATCTGGCCGCGTGCGACTGGCGGGTCGAGGTCTACTCGGACTGCCCCCCTGGCGAGACGCCCGCAGGCGTGGCTTGGGTCGAGCTTCCTGAGGGCCGCTATGACGCGCTCGTGCTTAATCGTGGCCTCGGGCGTGGGTATGCCGACATTAACGCCAGGGCGCGTGTCCTGTGGACGCACGACCTACCGCATCCGGGCTTCTGCCTCGAGTCACGCTATCCGGGGATGCTCGCTGGGGTCGTCTACATGTCGCGCTACGCCAGGGCGCTCTGGCGCACGGCATGGCCGGAGATGCCCTATGGCCGCATCATTCCCAACGGGGTCGACCTCGATCTGTTTCGGCCGCGCGAGAAGGACCCGGATCTCCTGGTCTACGCGAGCGCCCCTAACCGGGGGCTCAAGCGCTTGCCGTTCCTTCTCGATGCAGGCCGCGCCCGCGTGCGCCCGAGTCTTCGACTCGAGGCGTACTCTCGCCTTTCGATCCTGCATCCGGCCGAGGGCGAAGACCCGTACGAGATCGACTACGCCGCGGTGGACGCCTCGAGTGTCGACTTGCGAGATCCGGTGCCGCAGATTGAGCTCGCCGACGTGCTCGGCAGGGCGGCGCTCATGCTGCTGCCGAGCGAGTACCCGGAGATCTGCTCTAACATCGTGCTCCAGTCGCTTGCCAGCGGGACGCCCGTCGTCACTACCGGGGGCCTCGGGTCGACGCCCGAGTGGGTGCGTCATCGGCGTACCGGGTGGCTGACGCGATGGGCGGCACGGGATTACATGATCTACACGCTGGAGCTGGTGCGAGGACTCGAGTGGTGCTTGTCCGATCCGCGGCGGCTAGCACGGCTACAGCGCATGGCGGCGCAGACGCCCGTGTGGACCTGGGAGCAGGTTGGCGAGGCGTGGCGGCGGTATCTCAAATGGTGCATGTGACTTCACGGCAGAGGTGGACAGAATGCACGAAGGGCTAGAGTTTTATCGGTGCAAAGTGTGTCATGGGGTAGTCAGTTCGTGGGACATCGACGCGGGCGGCTGCCCTGCCTGCGGTGGTCGGCGCATCGCGCCGACTAATCTGACGTTGCGCGAGAAGCTTGTGCAGATCTGGCGGCACCCGGCGGTCTGGCGTTGGCGCGCGCGGGGGAATTCTTGATGCTTTACGCCCCGACCCCAGAAGAGCGCGCACGGCTCGAAACGCTTGACTTGTGCGTCCTGACCCCAGTGCAGGGCTACCAATGCTGGGCGCGCTTCACAAAGGCGCTCGTCAACATGGTCGCCTACTCCTGGTCGCAGGGATTGCGCGTGTGGCAAATTGGCATCGTGGAGCGGGCTCCGGTGCAGTGGGCGCGGAACGATCTCGGGCGCACTGCCCTCGCGCACATCAACGAGTACAACGGTAAGCCGTTCACGCACTTCCTGTGGCTCGACGACGATCACGTCTTCAACCCGGATCTAGCGCTCGCGCTTGCCCGGCACGCGAGTCTCGACATGGTCTCGGCGCTCTACTACTCGCGGAGCAAGCCGCTGCCTGTTGTCTACGTCAAGGACCACAGCGACGATCCGTACAAGCACTATCCTTTGATCGAAGTGCCTCCGGCACTTGTTGAGGTTCACGCGGTCGGCTTCGGGGCATTGCTGATGCGCCGGGAAGTGCTCGAGCGGGTGCCTGAGCCCTGGTTTACGATTGATTCGCGTGGGGGCGAGGACATTGTGTTCTGTGTTCACGCCCGCCGGCACGGGGTGCGGGTGTGGCTTGAGGGCGGGTACAAGCTAGGGCACATCGGCGATCCGCAGATAGTAACCGAGGAGACTTATCGGAAATACCTCGACGAGACTCCGGAGCTTGCTGACCGGGTGTGCGTCGAGCTAGGACAGGAGGAACCGAGAGATGCCGTTTGAGATGGCCGCAACGCCGGTGTACTACGGTCACACCGAGACTGACGGAGACCGTAAGGTTGTCAAGGGGCCGGTCGAGTCCGTTTCACGCAACGACGGGACCTCGGGGTGGATGCCGGTCGAGCCCGCCGGGGTGGCTTCGCTCGACACCTGCTTTGGGTCCGACACTTATTGGAAGGACGAGGCGAGATTTTCGTTTATCACGCCTGGGACTTGGTTCTACGGCGTGATTAACGACGGTATGGCGGGTGAGCAATGGATGTGGGGCGGCTGGGAAGATTCGACCGCCAACGACCCGAGGATTTGTCATTGCTTCAGCTGATGGTAACGCTCATGGGGCGGCAAGGCCTTAATGGGCGGGGGTACTCTGCCTACCTCCGCCCGCCCCACCCAACAGGAGGACTAAACATGGCGTGCGGGAAGAAGGGCAAGAAGCGAGGGCGAGGGCGATGACATGCCGCTGACCAAGAAGGGTGCCAAGATCAAGAAGGCGATAGCCGAGGAATACGGCAAGGAGAAAGGCGAGCGCGTATTCTACGCGAGCGCCAACAAAGGCCGTATCAAGGGCGTCCACAAAGGCAAGAAGCTGCGCAAGTGAACGAGCTTGAGCGTAAGGTTCTCCGGCTTATCGGGGAAGACCCGTCCTCCCCGGATGTTTTTCTTGATACGCCGGAGGACCTTGCCCCAATCCGCGACTCCCTGAACGACGCGATAGCCGAGGTGGCGATGCTGACCGGTGGCTACACCGAGCAGTACGACCTGCCGCTCCTTGCTAGTCGGGGCATCTACCGCTTGCACTGGCCGGTTAGCTCGTTCCTGTGGGTACGGGAGGCGTGGCTTCAGGGCAACCGCCTGAAGCTCACCCGCACAAGCTTGGAAGGCCTGGAGGCTATCGATCCCAAGTGGCTCGAGACAGACGGCTCGCCGCGGCTCTATACCACTATCGGCTTCGACTGGCTCGTGGTCTATCCTCGTCCGAGCGCGACCAACGACGTGGTGCGCCTGACCGCGGTCTGTGTGCCTGAGCGCTACGCCACCGACGGCGCCCGCATCAAGGTGCGCCCGGAGCTCCAGCAGGGCCTGGTCCACTACGCCGTCTCCGAGTACTACGCCGGCCGCGGGGACGCGCAGCGGGCGGGCCTGCACTGGGGACTCTATGCGAAGCACTTGGGGCACGTCCTCGGTTACCCGCGCGACCCAGAGCGCCGGGTGACGCTCCACACTGACGGCGCTCCCAGCGAGCGCTGGACCGGCGCGAGGCCGCAGACATGACCATCTGGGCCGAGGAGCTGAAGATCCTACGCCGCTACTTGCGCGACCCGGATGGTCGGATCTGGGGCGGCGACGTAATCCTCGACGCCTACAACGAAACCCAGGACGACCTACAGCGCCGGCTCGGGCTCTACCACACCGTGCGGGTGATGCCCTCTCCGCCTCGCTGGCAGATCTCCTACCTGCACGATTGGGAGTGGGAGTTTCGGGCCGTTCCGGGCCGCGCGGTGTGGTGGGCGCTCCGCCACCACGGGCAGGGCGCGACCTACTGCGCCCCGTTCGAGGACCAAGCGCTCGTCGGCTATGACGCGGCCGAGTCCGAGTACGGCACGGCCGCGGTGATCCATCCGTGGGAGGCCTGGTACGCGCTCCCGGGCGCCCCAGTGCCGTACCCCTGGCCTGACGACCTGACCGAGCTCCGGGCTATCTGGCACGACGAGGAGCCCGTCCACTACATCGAGCGTCGGCGGCTCGGCGTCGAGGACTCGGGCTACACTTACCGGGAGGGGTCCGCCCAGGCCTGGTGGAGAGACGACGCGACCTCGCCCGCCTATTATCTCTACCCGCGCCCGAGCACCGATGGCGCCAACTACCTTTCGGGCGAGGGCCCGGTGCAGTACGTCGGGGGCGACACGCTCGGGAGCGAGTACGGGGTGACGACGCTCCGCACTACCGGCGCAACCGATGGCGAGACAGGGATCGCGGTAGACGTGGTGGACGCAGCCGACAACGTGTTGATGGTCTACGAGGCTCGTCCGCGGCAGGTCGCTACTCCTGGCGACCTTCTCGACTGGCCGGACTGGGCCCTGCGCTACGTCCGCTACGGGACGCTTGAGCGTCTGTATCGAGTGCAGGGCGACGGGCAAATCGAGAGTCTGGCTCTCTACTGGGGCTCGCGCTACGAGCTTGGCCTCGAGGCGCTTAAGCGCTATGCCCGGATGCGGCACGAGGACCGGGACTACCGGCTCGCGACCAAAGGTGTTGAGCCTTCAGGGGCTCGGCGCCGGGGGCCGCGGCTGCCACCGGAGTATCCGCCGATATGAGAGCTCTCGACGAAGCCCTGGACCGCTGGATGCTGGAGCAGCAAGACCCGCGCCGCGCCAAGCTCGCCGCAGAGATGACGCACTGGACACCGACCCAATACGACCGGCCGTACCTCAACACTTTGCAGGTAGGCGGGATGCTCGGCGTACCGGTCGCCTCGGACGTTGCCGGCGTGCTCGGGGACTTGCAGATGTACCGCGAGCGGCCAGAAGAGCGCAATTGGTGGAACTACGCGATGACGGGGTTGGGTGCGTTACCCTTTGTGCCGGCTATTGCGGGGACGACATCGAAAGGCGCGAAGGTGAGCCAGTTACACCGATTCACGCGCTCGGACAAGCCGGAATCCCGGGCCGGCTATATGCTGTTTGCCGACGATCCGGAGGCTGTTTCGCACTACGGGCCGTATCACTGGATCACGACCGACAAAGATGCGGTTCCTGCGAGTCAGTTGATCACGGCGATAGAGCGGGCTTTGCGCAAGCACCCCGGAGTTCTTGCGGATCTTCAGACATCAGCAAAGCGGTTGGCATCCGAGTTTGACCCGAAGAGCATCGTTGATAGCGCGGGCGGATGGGACAATGAAGACCTTGTCGAGATCATTTGGAACGAAGTATTAGAGCCAAAAGGCATCAAAGCCGTGAGGACTGCCGACGGGCTCATCAGTTTCGATAGGCCCTCAGTGAAGCTGTGGGACCGGTAGCGATTTCACGATGACTATCATAACGAAGATGGCCGTCCGATGAGCTTCCTCTGGAAGCCAAACGGCACGCTCAACGTGGCGACCGCCGCTACGGATTTGCCCGAGGTCTCGGGCCAGGGAACGACGGTCTCCGATGCGCTCGCCCGGTGCAAGAACTTGCGTCCGGACCGCAGGGGTCAGCTGTCGACCCGGTTCGGCTCGAGTCGGATCGGTAACGGCGCTATCGGCGTGCCGGTGACTTGCCTGGTCGAGCAGGGCGGGCACCGCTACGCCCTCGGTCAGCGCGCCATCTACTACGATGAGACCCAGATTAGCACAGCAGCCGGCGCCGATCCTTGGACCGCGGTCAAGTACAACGCTTTCAACGACGAAACTGAGCAAGTGTTCGCCGCTAACGGCTCGGACCTTGTTCGGCTCGAGAATGGCACGACTTACGCCTGGGGCATTGCCGCGCCGACCGCCGCCCCGACTGTCGCCGCTACAACGGGCTCGCTCTCGGGAGATTACGCTGCGGTCTACACCTATGCCCGGCTCGTCTCGGGCGTGGTGGTCGCGGAGTCGAACCCGAGCCCAGCGGCTACCGCTGTCACGCTCGCGGGGCAGGGGCTGCGGGTGACCCCGACGCAGCCAACCGACCCGCAAGTTACGCACATCCGCATCTACCGCACGCTGTCCGGTGGCTCGACCTATTACTACGACCAGGATCTAGCGGTCGGGGGCGCGGCCTACGTTGACTCGGTGCAGGCCGACACTGCCCTCGGAAGCGAGGCTGAGATTGATCACGACCCCCCGCCGACCGGACTCAAGAATCTCTTCGGGCCGGTCTACAACGGCGTGCTGTTCGGATCGGTTTCTAATCGGCTCTACTGGTGCGCATCCAAGCAGCCTGAGTACTGGCCGCCGACGCAGTATATCGAAGTCGGCTCTCGGCAGTTGCCGATCCTGTCGATCATCAACTACACGGGCCAGGTGTATGTGATTACAAGCGAGCAGATTTGGTACATCCAGGGCGCCGGCGGGAATCTCTACAACCCGCTTGCGTTGCAGGCGACGTGTGGCTGTCTCAGCTTTTACGGGGCCATCGGCGTCGAGGGGCACGGTATTCTGCACGCGCACCATGATGGGATCTACGTTTTCAGCGCGAACAAGGATACGAAGCTGACGCAAGCCGCGTTCGAGCCTATCTTTCGCGGGGAGAGCGTTGGCGGTATTCCGGCTGTAGGCGGTTGCGATAAAAATTGGGTCACGCAACATGAGAACTGGGTCTTTTATTACTGGTGTATCGGTAATCTTCTCGCGATCAATCTCGATACCGGACGCGCGGCGTATTACGCGTACGGGCAGCGGCTTTCGGCGCCTTGTCGAGACGAGACGAACAACCGCCTGCTCTGCGTCGATGCGGACGGCTATGTGCGCTGGCTAGAGCGCGACGGAACAAGCACCGATGACGGCGCAGCGATTGTGTGGGAAGCACAAAGCAAGGACTTCACACTACAAACTCGTGCGCACTTCCCTCGCTGGGTGAAGTATGACGTGGACGGCGCGGCGACGGCTGCGCTGTTGCTGGACGACGCAGTGCAGCAAGAGCACGCACTGACCGTAGCGAGAGATACGCGGCACAGGCTAGTTAAAACTGGGAACGGGAAGCGATGCTCGATACGACTGAGCGGCAGCGGGCCGGTGACGATCTACGCCGTCGAGATGGAATAGGGCGGATCCACGTCGCCCCTTACGTTCGCGCGGGCGAAGAGTGGACCGTGCCAGAGAACGTGCTGCGCTATATCTGGCAGGACATGGAGCGCGAGCATACGATTGCGAGCATCCGCGGCGAGGCAATCCCTGATGAGGATGCCTGGGTCACGTTTCTTCAGTCGCAGCAGATATTTCCGGTGATCGTCTATGTGGTGCTGAATGAAGGGGTGTACGCCGCCGGGGCTTGCTGGCTCTCGCATCTCGGCAAGCACAACGCTTTCGCGCACTTCACTTTTCTTAAGCGCTTCTGGGGTCGCACAGAGCAGTTGGCGCGCGCGGTGCTCGAGTATTGGGACGGTCTGCGGCGGGACGACGGCACGCCGTTGCTGAAGTGCCTGGTCGGCGGCACCCCTTCCGAGAATAGGCTCGCGGTGGCGTTCGCGCGGCGCATGGGCTTTACCGTGCTCGGCGCGATCCCGTGGATGCACGACGAGGACGCAATCGTGGTGAGCTATCGCGTTCACCCGGAGGTATCGAAAGATGGGCGGTAAAAGCGTTGATGCACCGGACAATCCGCAAGCGGAGGAGCTTTCGCGCATTGCCGGACGCGCATACAACTTGACGGATCCCACGCTACATTGGCTTAACTACAGGAGTCAAAACTTTCTCGGGGGCAATCTCGACCCGAGTCAGTCGGCGCTGTACGCGCCGCTCAAGGTGAGCACCGAGCAGAATTACGAGAACGCTAGAAAAAACCTTTTGTCGAGCACACCTGCGGGTGGTGCGCTCACCAGCGCGCTCGGCAATCTTGAGCGGGATCGAGCGCGAACGCTGACGGCGGGTCGCGGGGCTATCGCCCAGGATGAGATTAACCGCTCGATGCAGCTAGCGTCTGTTGGGCTCGGGCAGGAGCTTGGTGGGTTGTCGAATGCGGCGTCTTTGCAGCAGCAGGGAATCAACCAGGCGATGACGCAGGAAGGCGCGGCGGCGACTGGCAAGGGGCAGGGGCTTGGCACGCTAGCAGCCGCGGCGATCCTGAAGTAGGAGGCCACGATGGGCAACGCACAGTTCGGCGGCGGGTTCGCCCAGGGCTTCGGCCAGACCATGCTCGTCATGCAAGAGCGCAAGCGGCAAGACGAGTACCGCAAGGCGCAGGACAAGCTGATCGACGCCCAGGCCAACCTCTATAAAATGCAGATGGCGGATCTGCAACGTAAGCAGGGCGCGACCGACGCGTTCCTGCGCTCTCAGGGGATCGCCCCGTCGGAGCCGGCAATGGCGGGTCCCGAGGGTGCGGAGCCACCAGCTGTTGCGGCCCCAGGCCCGGCTACGGGCGGCGGGGTCTCGGATGCGCTCGCGACCGGAGCTCTGATGCAGGATCCGGCCTATCTCTACCTGCTGCAAGCTGACCCCCAAGCAGCCGCCCGGATGGGGATCGAGGACCGGCGCCGGCGCGAGGGCTTGCAGACCGTGCGGGAGATGACCGGGCCGCAGGGTGGCGGCGGCTACGGACTGCCCGCGGTCACCTATCGCGGCGACGGCCGGATTGACGTGACCATGAACCCGCTCAAGCCCGAACGGGTCGAGCGACCGACCCCAGGGGGCGGCACCGTGCCCAGCTGGGAATACCCGCCCGCCAACCCCGGGGCAGCTGTGGCTTATCCGGCGGCCCCCCCTGCCGCAGCCGAGGCTCAACCCCTGCCGGCAGCGCCACCGGGGCAGCTCGGGGGCATGGCTTGGCCGACGACCCTGCCCCCTATGTCCGCGCCTCCGGCGCCGGCGCTTGGCCCCGTGCCGGGGGCGTACAGTAAGTTGCCGGTGTCCCAGCGCCCGGTGGCCGAGGTCCCCGGGGCCGCCGACATCACGATGCCTAGCGGAGAGCGGGCGCCGCTCAGCATGTCGGTCGGCGAGGCCGAGCGGGCCGGAGGCCGGCGGTTGTCGCCGGCTCAAGAAGCTCAGGCCAAGAGCGAGGCCGAGAAGCGCACGGCCTTGCAGGCCGAGGCCCCGGCGGTCATCGCGGCCGCCGAGGCCCTGTTGACGGACGTGCAGGGGCTCGAGGAGCACCCTGGACTCTGGGCTGCGACCGGGCCCGTTGTCGGCCGACTGCCGCCGGCCATGCGCGAGCCCCTGACCCTGGTCGGGCCGGGAGAGTGGGGCGACGTGAGCAGCTTCCAGGCTCGGCTCGACAAGGTCCGCGGGCAGCAGTTCCTCGACGCCGTCGAGGCTATCCGCGGGTCGGGGGCCAGCACAGGGCTCGGCCCCCTCAGTAATCAAGAGGGTGAGCGCCTTGTCGCCTCGCGGTCTGCGATGGTCACGGCACAGAACCCCGAGGACTTTCAGAAAGCGGCCAAGGAGTTCCGCCGGCTGGTCGAGACTGCCATCAAGCGCACCCAGGCCAATGCCGAGCGCTACGGAGTCGACCTCACGGCCCCGGCCGGCGAGGGCGAGGGGGAGAGCGCACTCGAACGGCTCGAGCGTGAGCGAGGCTTGCGCTGATGGCCACCGTCGACCTTGACGCCTACATCGCCGAGACCGAGCGGCGCTACAACTTGCCCCCGGGGCTCGGGCGGGTGCAGCTCAAAGCCGAGTCGGGGCTACGCCCTGACGCCGTGTCGCCCGTCGGGGCCCGGGGCCTTGCACAGTTCATGCCAGAGACAGCCAAGCGCTACGGGGTCAACATCGCCGACCCGTTGTCGTCCATCGACGGCTGGGGCCGGTACATGAGCGATTTGCTCAAGCGCTTCGACGGGCGGGTTGACCTCGCGCTCGCGGGCTACAACGCTGGGGAAGGCGCGGTCGAGAAATACGGCAAGCGGGTGCCGCCCTACAAAGAGACGAAAGAGTACGTCAGCAAGATCCTGAACGCCTGGCTTCCGGGAGCGCAGGCCGCTGGAAAGGCTCAAGGCGCGCCTCCGGCACCGGGCTTCGGACCTACGCCCCCGACCCTCCCAGGACAGGCACAAACCGCCACGGAGCGCTTCCAGGCAAGCCCCTTCGCAGGCGCCCGCGGCGACGTGCCGGCATGGCTCGCGCCGGAGGCTCAGGAGCTTCCCCCAGAAACACCGGAAGTTCCCGAGCACTTGCGAGTGTACGTCGGCATGTCGTACGAGCAGCTACGCCCGCGTTTGCAGGCGCTCGAGGCTGCCGGCGCGAAATACCTGGAGCTTCGCAAGGTGATCGACGAGTGGACAGAGGCCAACGCCCCGCCCCCGCCCCAGGCCGGCCCTCTGAGTCTCGTGACCGAGCTCCTCGAGCGCAACGCCCCTGCTATCGCCGGAGGGCTCGCGTCTCTCGCCGTGCCGGGCTTGGTGGCGCTGCCGGCGCTCGCGGGCGCAGGCGCGGCCGGCTTGACGCGCCTCGTGCAGGACCCGACTGACCCTCTCGCCGCGGGCCAGGAGGCTCTTGGAGTCGGCGCCGGACAGGCCGCGGTCGGGGCGGGGCTCAAGGGCGCGCTCGCTCTCGGCTCCCGTCTGCCCGCTGCGGCTCGTGGCGTGCGCGAGTGGGCTGCCGCCCGGGGGCTCCCGAGCCCTCCGGTCTCTCCGGCTGGACAGGCGTTGCAGGCTGGCGCGGAGCGGGTGATGGGTGGCGCCTTTGCTGCCCGCAAGCCTGCGCGAGCCATGCTTGAGGGGCTTGAGCGTGAGACCGCAGCGATAACGCCGGGTGTCCGCAACGTGCAAGGCACGGCTGAGGACGTGGCGAGCTTCGTCGCTGAGCGCGTCAAAGCCGGCGAAAGCGAGATGGACGCTGGCTACGATGCGCTACGGGAAGCGGTAGGCGCGGATACGGTTATCCAGTCAGCTAACGCGGCACAGGCTGCGCCCGCTATCTCGACGATGATCCAGCAGAATCCTACCCTGATGAAAAGTAAATCGGGTAAAGCGCTACTCGAATCTGTGCAAGCACTAACACCGGAGATAGGTTGGGATCAATTCCTGACGGTATACAAAGGCGTCAACAAATTGACCGGGAGCGCAGTGCAGCCCGTGAAGCGTGCGCTTCTTAAGGCATTTGATAAGGACATGGCCGAAGTCAGTCAGCGGTTCGGTCAAGACTTGCACGAGCTTCGCGCGACGACGAACGCCAAGTACAAGAAGATTCTGGACGAATTGAAAGCCGCAGGTCTTTCGAACAAGAGTGAAGTGACTCGTAATGGTAAGGGGTATCTGTCTCGCCTGGTGGCGGATACGCAGGAGATGCGGACTTTCTGGGATTGGATCGGAAAGGCCGATCCTGTGATGCGGGACAAAGCGGCGGAAGGAGTTCTGGCGGTAGCCTTGCAATCAGCGAGCGTTCCTGTAGCAAAAACTGGCGGAGAGATGCTGAACGGCGTGGCGTTCTCCCGGTGGGTGCGGGACAACGGGGATATGTTGCAACGAATCTTACCACCGGAGAAGCTAGCCGCTATTAAGAGCTTTGCCGGGTGGGCTGAAAGCGTATATCCCGCGACGTACCGATACGTCTCTCCGGAGAAAGGCGAATTTGCCGGACGGCTTATTGGTGGTGTGGGTATCGCTGGCACCGGATTTGGCGGAGGCGGTCTAGAGACGGCCTTGCTAGGGCTCGCCGCGTCAGGGACCGGAGCCTTCGCCCTGGTGCGCTCTCTTACCTCTCCGACCGGCACCCTGTTTCGGCTGTTCTCCGGGCTTCCGCTCACCGCCGGCAAGCAGGCGACGGCTCGCGGACTCGGCGGCGCCGCTGGCTCCGCCCTGCTCGGCCCCACGCCCCCACGGCTCGGACCTGAGCAATGACCATCTACTCGCGCGAGCTCTACCGCATGACGCTGCCGGATGCGGCAGCGCTCCAGCGAGAGCTGAACTTCTACCTACCGCGAATCGGCGAGCGCTTGGACGTGCTCGAGGGCCTGCGCGGTGACGTGACGGTCTACAGCAACGTCTACGTCAACAACTCGGTCAACACTACGACTATCAACACGACGACCGTCGTGGCAGACGGGGACGTGGCGAGCCATACGCTTACGGTAACGGGCGCCGGGAGCATCGGTGGCTCGCTCACGGTCTCCGGGGTGTCGGTGCTCGAGGGGTTGCGGATCGATGATCTCGTGACCTTCCCCGTCGTGACTGACGACGAGGACACGACGGTCGTGCTGAACGCAGGGCTCACCGTCACGCGCGCGCTCGCGGTGCCGTACATCGAGACTGCGGACATTCCGGGCTTCCTGGCCGAGGCGGACGCCGCCTCGACCTATCTCCGCCTCGACGCCACCAACGGCCCGTTGACCGGCGCGCTCGGTGCGCGGCAGATCGACATCGCCAGCGGCTACGGCCTGACGGTGGACGGGACGACGCTCGTCGTCAATGCCTCCGGGTACGCAGACCGTGTGGGGATCGGGACGGCGACGCCTGCCTCCGCCCTCGACGTGGTCGACACCATCTCGGTGGATGGGACCCAGACGGTGGACCGGTATGGGACAAGCGGGCTGCTAGTCGGAGCATACACGGGCGCGGCTCCGAGCGGGAATTACACGTTCTACGCGGGCGATAGCGCGGGGTCAAGGAACACTGCGGCCAACGTCACCGCCGTCGGTTATCAGGCTGGGTACCAGTCGGTCGCGGGGGGTGGCGCGAATCAATCCCTGCTTGGGTATTACTCTGGTCGTGACAATACTGGCACGGACGTAACCGCTCACGGATATTATGCGGGATACTGTGCGACCGCTTACGCGCAGGATCACTCGTCCTGGCTTGGGAGTGGCGCCGGAATGCGCCATCAAGGTACGCGAAACAGCGGCCTTGGATATCGAGCTGGCTACATGACCACGGCCGGCGGCGGGTCTCGTAATTGCATGTTCGGGATCACAGCGGGGCAGGACTACACTGGATCGTATGCGTGCCTGTTTGGGGAGGATGCCGGCAAGCAAGTAAGCACAGGTGCAGGGGGAGACTACCTGCTCGCATTCGGGCCATACGCCGGGAATTATTACACCGGCGCAAATTCTGTTCTACTTGGACAAAGCTCTGGTTTACAGTCGTCTCCGGGTGCCGGCGGCGGATCAGTTGTTGGCGTTGGAGCTTACGCGCTACAGGCTAACACCGCTGCCAACGTCACCGCCGTCGGTTATCAGGCTGGGTACCAGTCGGTCGCGGGGGGCGGTGTCAACAGCGTACACGTGGGTTACCGGGCGGGCTACCAGAACACTGCGGATTATCAAATCAACCTCGGTTACAGAGCCGGCTATGGCGTAACGACCGCCTCGCGGATGTACATCGGCTACAACGCGCCGGTCACCTACAGCGCGATCCTGTATGGGGAGCTGCCGAATAGCGTGCTTCGGGTCAACGCCAGCACGATCAACCTGCGCTACGCCAACACGGGCGGCACCGAGCAGGCGACCACGGTCAACGTCGCCAACGCGCACGCGAGCAGCGCGGTTGGGTTCTTTGGCGTCACCGCCGCGACTCGCGTCGCCGCCTACACCCAGACATACTCGACCGCGAGTCGCACGCACCCCGCGCTGACGAGCGCCGCACTGACAGACTCGACGGGCGGCACGGCAGACACCACGGTCGCGGCGCTCTCGACGCTCGGCGACTCGCCGGTCGATGCGGACGCGCTGCGCGATGATCTGACGACCAACTGGGCGCCCGTGCTCGCCAACAACTTCGCGGACCTAATCGCACAGGTGAACGCCCTGCGCGTGGACCTCGAAGCTACGAAGAAGGTCGTCAACCAGTTGATCGACGACGGTCAGATTTACGGACTGCTACAGTAGGAGGCATTCGTGGCACTGAAATTCACCACACCGATTGCGAACACCTTGCCCGACTCGCTCGACGCGGGGCTCGTGGACGTGAGCCTGCGGGTCAGCTACCAGCGGGACAGCGATGGCAAGCTCGACCTGCTGAAGGACCAGACCTACCTGTCCGCGTCTTTCGGGCTCTTCGACACTGACGCGGTGCAGCGAGGCGGGGCGAGCGTCAGCGGCAACTGGCGGGACATGCCGCTAGAAGTGCGGCAGAAGGTGAGACAGCTTGGCTCGGCGATTGTGGCGTGGGCGGTAGCGACCGGGCGGCTGCCGGCGGGCACCGAGGAGGGCGACCTGTGAGTCCCGAGCTACGTCAGGCCATCGTCCTGCTTCTGCTAGAGCTCGCTCGCGACTACGAGCGGCGCTTACAGGAAGTGCGTAGCGTTCTGGCCGCGCTACAGGCACCTACCCAGACCCCGGAGGACCAGACATGACAGGCACCGTCACTCGCGCACTGATGACCCGGGCGGATGCCGCCTGGTGGGATGGCAAGACCGCGACCTACGAGCGCACCGACTCGACCGGTGGCACCCTCACGGGGCTCCGGTGGGGCAACGCCGTCGATGTGCTACAGGTCTACGGGGCCGGCACCAATCGCACCGCCGGGGCCCTCCTGGCGGCGGTCAGGGCTATCGGCTCGTCCGACGCCGTGCTGGCGCTGGCCCCCGGCACCTGGAGCATAGATAGCGACGTGACTGTGCCGTCCAGCCTGGCCCTCGCCGTGCCGGCCGGGGCGGTCCTCTCCATCGACTCTGGCAAGACGCTGACGCTCAACGGCCCGCTCATCGCGGGCCCTTGGCAAGTGTTCACGGGCGACGGCACCGTTACGGGCTTCGGGGGCAGTCACGAGCTCTATCCCGAGTGGTGGGGGGCGGCGCGCGACGGCGCGACCGACGACACGGCCGCGCTTCAGGCGTGCTTGACTGCGGCCAAGAGCGTCTCCCGCGCGGACGGCAAGATCGTTCGGCTCCTTCCCGGGACCTACCTCACCAGCGACCTGGTCGCGGGAGAGGAGAGCGTGGGGGACTGGGCAGACCACCCTACGGCCATCGTTGGCGCCGGATGGATGACTGTCTTGAAGGCTAAGACGGGCACAAGCACGGTGCTCTCGGTCCGCAACGCGACGGCGATGCGCTTGCAGGGCTTTCTTATTCAGGGTGACCAGAAAGCCGACTACGGGCTTGACACGACCGTAAATTGGGCCAGCGGCACGAGTCACCAGTGTCACTTCGAGGATATATGGATTGATGGTTGCCTGCTGACTTCCTGGGTCGCGACTGAAAATAACGACGACACCATACTGCATGTTGTCACTGGCGGAGACGTGGTCGGCGGAACCTACCCGGCAACGGCGATCGACATCTCGGCAACGGGCGGCATGGTCTCGTTCGTCAACTGCCTGTTCACCGCCGGCACTATCAAGCTCGGCGCGCAGAACGCGAGCTTTCAGAACTGCGTAACGCGCGGCGTGCATGTAGGATACTCTTCCTTCAATAATCTCCGCTTCGATGGGTGCTATGTCTACGCCGACTCGCACTCGGGCAACGCGGGTTATCAAACTTGTCTGTGGCTTGAGGAGTCCGCGTACAACGTGCTTTTCTCCGGCTGCTTCATAGACAACGCCTATGGATCGAACGGCGCGATAATCGACGGCGCGGCGGACGGCTTGACCGCGGGCGGCGCGAGCTTTATCCAGTGCCACGTTTACCGCTCCGCGGGCTCCGGCGACGTCGCCCTGCTGGGCGGCTCTATCGGGGTGTCTGGCACGGACAACCTTGCGACGATCAACCTGATCGGGGGTGTGTACGAGTACGTCGACGTGTCGGCCGTGGCCGAGACCCAGGTCAACCTGATGAACGTGGCGGAGGAGGGCGGGGCGCTCTTTAACTCGACATGGACCGTCGGGGGGAAGACGGGGTCGGGCGCGTATCAGACCCGGGTCTACGACCAGGGGATCGCGACGTTCTACGAAGGGGCCGCCGCGGGAACGGTCACCCTGACAGGCGGAACCGCCTACCGGGTCGACGGCGTGCATTTTTGGATACCCGGCGCGGGCGGGGCAACCTTCGACGCCAACTCTGTGCTGGTGCTCGGTGGGCATTACCTCTGGGTCGACACGAGCGGGGACCTGTGCATCAAGGCCTCGGCCCCTACCGGGATCGACGATGCCGGGCGCACGGTGGTCGGCGCACAGAGCTAGGCCGCGCGACGCATCGCGTCGACCAGCGAGTCTTGCAGGGTGCGCTTACCCTCGAGCGCGTCCAGGATCTGATCGTCTACCGTGCCGCGGGTGACGATGTGCTGCACGAGCGTAGGGCGGGCCTGCCCCTGGCGGTAGAGGCGCGCGACCATCTGCTCGTAGAGCTCGAGCGACCACGGCAGGCCGAGCCACGCGAGGATGCGCCCGCCCGCCTGTAGGTTGAGCCCGTGCCCCATGCTCGCCGGGTGCCCGAGCAGGATGGGCACCTCGCCGCGGTTCCACGCGGCGACGACGTCGCCGTTCTTCTCGTAGATGTCGCGGGCCTGGGGGAAGCGGCGTTTCAGCCGGGCGAGGTCCGAGCGGAAGGCGTAGCCGACCAACACCGGCTCGCCAGCGGCCTCTTCGATGACCTCCTCGAGCGCGTCAAGCTTGGCCGTGTGGACCTCCTCCCACGGGCGCTCGCCGTCCACGGGGTCGCCCTCGACGTAGAGCGCGCCGTTCGCGTACTGGGCACACTTCGAGATCAGCGCGCCCGCGTTCACCGCAGTGATGCGTTGCTCCTTCGACAGTTCGAGGAACATCTCGCGCTCTAGTTGCCGGTACTGCCCCCGGCACCGGGGCGGCAGATCTACCTGTAGGGTGTTCACGACCTTGGGCGGCAACTCGAGGTAGTCGCGCGAGCGCATCGCGAGCGTGACGTCGGCGAGTCGCCCCTTGATCTCCTCCTCCGCCCCCGAGAAGGGCTTCCAGCGCCATCCGTTCGGGTCAAGCGGGTGGAACCACCGTGCCTTGTACGCGGTGAAGCTCTTGCCGAGCCGGGCGCCCCCGTCCAACAGGAACGTCGGGGCCCACAGGTCAAGCAGCCCGTTCGCCGCCGGGGTGCCGGTCAGGCCGACCAGGCGCTCGATCCGCGGTAGCTGTCGGCGCAGGGCCTTCCAGCGCTGGGTCGAGCGGGACTTTAGCCGGCTGAACTCGTCGGCTATCACCATGTCGTAGGGCCAACGCCCGGCAAGCTCCTCCGCGAGCCACGGGAGCAAGTCGTAGTTGACGACGTGGATGTGCGCGTCAGCGCGTAGCTGCCGGCGCCGCGCCTCCGGGGCCCCGGCGATGACCTGCACCCCCATCCAGCGTGTGTGCTCCCAGCGCTCGACCTCCTCGGACCACACATGGCGCGCGACCCGGAGCGGCGCGAGAACCAGGGCCCGGGCTATCTCGCCGCGCTCGTAGAGGTCCGAGACTGCGGTGAGCGTCGCGACGGTCTTGCCGAGGCCCATCTCAAGCCAGAGCTGGCAGCGAGGATGGTCGAGGATGAACTCGACCGCCCCCCGCTGGTAGGCGTGCAGGTCAGTCCGGCGCACCGGCCAGCACCAGTTTTGCCTGTGCCGTCGCCTGCCGCTTTATTTCCGCCCGCACGGCATCGGCGACAATCTCGGCCAGGCTCGCCCTGATCGCCTGTTGCACGAGCGGAACCCAATCGATGGCGGCGACCTGCTCTCGCGCGATCGACTTCACTGTCTGCCAGGCCTCTGATCCCTTAGCCCCGGAGTAGCTTGGGCCACTAAGCAGACCCTCGACATAGCCTCGCAAGTCCGCTGCGATCTTCTCGTCTGGGATTCTGACCGTAATGTCCACGCTCAAGCCCCCTTCGCTGTCCGGGCCCCACGCTTGCGCGGCGCGAAGGGGGGCGACGCCAACAAATAGTCCACATCTTTCTTGCTCCACACCGTCCACAGAGTTTCGCCGTAGCGAGCCCCGTTGGCCTCGAGCACGCGATGGAACCTCTCCTGTCCTGCGCTCAGCTTCCCGCCCGGGGCCTTGACCTCGACGAACACCGCCGTGCCCTTGTAGATCACGAGCCGGTCGGGGGCGCCCCGATTCGACGGGGACGCGAACTTGAACGACACCCCGCCGGCCTCGGTCACGCGCTTCTTCAAGTAGGCTTCGATGCTGCGCTCGGTTTCTGATCTCATTTCCGATACCTCTCCGTCACGTAGCCGGCCGCGTCGACCGGCAGACCGTCCGCCCAGTCGGGCGTTTTGCGCAAGCACCGCAGCAGCTCCCCGAGCATCTCCTCGGGGTCCGTGCGGGTCTCCGCGATCACCTCATCATGCGTGTGCCCGACGACCTCGAGGGCCGGCGGCAGCCGCAGCATCGCCTCGGCCAGCAGGTGCCGGGCGCTTGCCTGCACCGCATTCTCGACGAGCGTCCCGCCCCAGGTCTCACGCCGGCCCCAGGCGTGCGATACCGGGTGCGGGCCGGCGTAGGTCAGGCGGTCGTCCTCGACCTGGGGGTCGTAGTAGCAGAGTCGGTGCCCAGAGGGCAGCCGCCCGGTAAGGAAGCGCCCGATCTCAGGTGCTTCCTCGAGCTCCCATGCGATCTTCCCGTAGCGGTAGCGCTTGCCCGGCGAGGCGAGGGCCGCCCGCGCGGCCTCCTCGGTCCTGTACCAGAGGGCGACGATAGCCGGGTTCGCCTTCCGCCAGGCTTTGACCGCGGCGGTCGCTTCGTCCTCGGACAGAGTGAGCCCGTAGCCCCGGGCGGTCTCGCGGAAGCGCTCTGCCCCCATGCCGAACCCACAGGCCAGGGTCAAGACCTTTCCGAGCGTCCGCGAGCGGCTGCCCACGTCCCGCGCGGCCTCGACGTAGGGGTCGACCCCTGCGGTCGCGAAGCGCTCAAGCGCCAGGGTCTCGCCCGCGAGCCACGCGACGATGCGCGCCTCAATCTGGGCAAAGTCGCCCACTACCAGCCGAGCGCCCTCCGATGCGCGGACGACCCCGCGCACCGCGCTTGCGGCAAGCTCCGCCCGGGATGGGTACAGGAGGTCGAGATCAACACCCGAGAGCACCGCCTCGACCGCGACCCCCGGGTCGAGCGTCGGCCGGTACAGGTTCTGCGTCTGCACATAGCGGCTCGACCAGCGCATCGTGCGGGCCGCCCCGGCGTAGACGTAGGCCCCGCGCAGTCGGCCGCCGGTCTCCGTGTCGAGCATCGCCCGGTACTTGCGGCTGGCGGCCTTGCCCCCGGCGAGCCGGGCGCGCAGGAGCGCCCGCACCTCCCGGGGAAGCCCCGCATCCGCGAGCGCCCGGTGTACGGTGTCGCGGCGCAAGTTCGGTAGGTCGAGGTCGTGCTCGGCCGCGATCCAGGCCCGCAGCTGGGCCACCTCGGTAGCGCGCCGTACCGCCCCGCCGGTCGCGGCCTGTACCTCCTGGTGCATCGCCTCGGCGATCTCAAGCGTGAGCGCGTGCAGGGCCTCGACTGCGGGCATGTCGAGCGGCAGGCCGCGGTCATTCACCCGCTGGTCGAGCGCGTAGACCCGGCGCTCGCTGGGGGCTTGGTTCCACGCCGGCAGGTGCTGATGGAGCCAGCGGCAGGATTCGACGTCCTGCGCGCAGTAGGCGCAGAAGCGCGCCCAGTCCGCCGGGTGCGTGCCGGGCCCGTAGGTGCGATACGGGTGGCGCTTGGTCGGGGTGTGCGGCGCGCAGAAAAGTTGGATCAGGCGCCGTCCGTCCGCGAGCTTGCGGGCGTCCTCTGGGCGCCCAAGCGCCGCCTCGACGGCATCCAGACCACCAGGGAGCCCAAGCGAGCGGGCGAGGCTCGCGGTGCAGATCCAGCGCTCCGGCGGCACATCGACCCCAAGCCTGCGGAGCACCAGTCGCTCGAACTGGGCGTTATGGGCCACCAATGTGGCGCGCTCGGATGCGGCCCACACGAGCACGTCGGGTACGCAGCCTGCGCGGAGCTCCTCGACCGATACCGGGCCGTCATCCTCGGCCCAGCCGACGAGCAGGGGCTCGCACGCGTCCACGTAGCGATAGAGCCCCGCCCGTCGAAGGTCGACCTCGGAATAAGTTTCGAAGTCGAGGTACAACACGTCAGAACGACGCCCAGTCGTCCTCCTCATCGCCTTCGACCTCGAAGTCATCGGGCTCGGCTCGGGGCCCGCCGCTGAACGGCTCCCCGTCGGCAACGAACTGAATGCCCAGCAATTCGGCGTTGACGCGCCGGCCGAACTGGTTGTTCATCGCCCACAGCCGCACAAGCCCGGTCACGTAGCATCCGGCGTAGGGTCTGCCGTCGGACTCGGCGAGGACGGCGCCGTTCCCGTCAATGACGAGCGGGCGCGCCCTGGTGCTAGCCGTCAAATAGACGGTGCCGGCACCGAAGCCAGCGAGGTGCGCCTTCTCGGCCCCGTCGTGCAAACACGTCTTGATCCCTTCCGTGCGCTTGAAAGTCTCGACTGCGAGACCCTGCACCGCAGCCTCTGCGGCCTTAGCTACTGCCGAGTCCTTCGGTAGGACGAAAGTCGCGCTGTACTTCGAGTCCTGGTCCTCGCTGAAGCGCCGCGGCTCCCAGATCACAGGAAAGCTCAGGCGCGCCTTCTTCAACCGCAGCTTCTTGGTGTCCGGCTCCCAGATAGGCTTCTCACTCTTTGCTGTCGTTGCCATTGTCAAAATCCTCCGCACTTACCTTACCGTTCCAGACGGGCCTCGGGTCCGCGTCACGCACGAGCGTGGGCTTCCCCGCGGGTCGCACTACCAGCTTTTCTTCCAGCTTCGGCCACCTCTCCTTCCCGGCGAGCTTCTGCGCCGCCGGAATGCCGAGTAACTTCGACTCGGTAACCTGCTTCTTGCCGAACAGCCGCGAGAGCACCGTCAGGGCCTTGTCGTAGTCGACCCAACGCCGCTGAGTGCGGCCTTCGACCAGCTTCCATCCTGGCACTACGCCGCCGGCCACAAGCCTCGCGAACGCTTCTTGCTCGAGCGCCGCACCCCAGATTTTCAAGAGCTCGAGCGCCTGCATCCGCGTCGACAGATGCTCACTGTCCAAATCTGCGACTACCGTCTCCGGCGCCATGTCCAGGTCGAAGTCGCCGACCAGCGTCTCCCGGATGTGCGCCTCGAGCGGCACGCACGTCGCTCGCGCCGGACACCAGCGGCATTGCAACTCGCCTGGGTACGCCGGAGGGGGGAACGAGAGGGCAAGCGTTGTGGCTTGGCGCAGACGCTCGCCAAACTCGAGCAAGCTCTCGACTGATAGCTCATATATGTCGATGTGATCGAGAGGCGGCTGGACGACAATCAACTCGATAGCTACGAGATCGAGAAGGCCTTCGAGCTCATCGAGCGCGCCGAGCGCGTAAAGTAACAGCTGCCGGTTACCCAGAAAGTCGTAGCCTGCCGCAGGCACGCGGTATCCGGTGCCGAACTTAGCATCTATGATCCGCAGAGCTCCGCTCGTTGGATCGTAGAGAATAACATCAGCGGTGCCGTGGCCCTCCGGTATCCAGCGGGATAGATTGAGCTCGTGCTCGTACCAGGCGAAGCGCGCATCGCTCCGCAGATCCGTGATCGCGTCGACTGCGTACTGTGCCTGCTCGGCCATCTCGGCGGTAACGCTCACCTCGAGTGGCACGCCCGGCACTAGCTCGGTGCGGTAGATAGCCTGACCGACGCGCTCTTTCGCCGCACGCTCCTCATTGAGGCACCAGGCGAGGAGCATATGGGCGGCGGTGCCGCGGGCGGCGGCCTCGGTTTCGCGATCAGGGCGGTCCCGCGAGGCCTCGACCGAATACGGGCAGCGTGTCCAACGCTCGGCCCCGGAGGGGGGAAAGTCCGGGTGATGGCGGATCATGCTTTCTCCTTCATGCGCTGCTGGCACCGGGCGAGGATCAGTGCCCGCTGCTCCTCGGTAAGATTCGACACCGTTTTCACCCCGAGCTCGGCCAACAGGGCCTTTGGCGCAGTCTTTTCGGTCGTCCGCCCGAGGCGGATGAGGGCGTCGCGTACGTCGTCCAGGGATGGCGCCGCGGCCTCTGACGCAGCAGGAACAGGGGAAGCCAAGGGCGCGGGCTCACGGCCTTCCTGGGGCTTCGCAGGCACTAGCTCGAGCTCGGAGACCTTCGCGGAGACCTTCGCGGAGGCCTCCGCGTAGGCCCCAAGGATAGCTTTCAGGACGGTCACGGCCTGCGCCGGGGACGCCCCGTCTTCGGGGCCTAGCTCAAAACTCAAGTGCATCCTCATGATTGCCTCCTGGTATTAGGGATTAAGTCGCTCACACTTCGCGTTTCTGTTCCGTCCTTCGGCTCGCTCTCCGCCCGTGTTTCTCTCCACTATCAAGGCTCGCTCTGTGTTGTCGGTTCTCGCACGATCAATGGCTCGCTCCGTCCGATCGGTTCTCGCCCGGTTGGTGGCTCGCTCACCCTCGACGGTTCTCTCGAGGAAAACGGCTCGCTCCCAAGTCGCGGTTCTCGCTAAGGCAACGGCTCGCTCACCCTCGACGGCTCTCTCTAGGAAGCCGGCTCGCTCCGCTCTCCCGGCTCGCTCCGTCTGATTGGTTCTCGCCAAGTCGACGGCTCGCTCATTGGGCGCGGCTCACTCTCGTGATCAGGTTAACTCAATCCAACGACACTTAGATTAGGCGGCGGAAGATAGTCCGCATGGCCCAGCCGCGCGATGGCGAAAGGCGCTGGCGGCATCTCGCCGTTATGCTCGAGTCGCCACCAGACTTCGTGCAGGTGGCTGAGAAACAACTTCGTAGCCCAGCGACGTGCTCGCAGATCGATACGCCCTGGTGGCAGGATTCCGAGATCGTATGCCCGTTTCGCTTGCGTATCGCGGCTAAACTTCTTCTCGGCCAAAGTCTTTGCAACGGTCTCAACCATGAGCTCCGGTTTGTTCCGTTCGATCTCGTAGATCTTACGGGTGACGTATGCTCTGCCGTAGTATGCATCGTCACGGCCCGACACTTTTACAAAGGAGTCGCCGATTTTCCAGCATAGCGTCTTCAGCGTTGTGTTCCATGGGCGCTTTTCGCCTTTGGCCCAGGTCATCGTCGGGTCGAGACCGGCGAATCTGTACCAGGCCCCGACGGTCGGACGCAACTCCAAGTGCGCGATCAGCCCAGCCGATAGCACCGGCCCGATCCCAACGATCGAGTCAAGCCAGGGATGAACTGGATGCTCGGCCGCAAAAGCCGCGAGACCGCGCACCATTTGCTTTTCAAGAACCTCAAGCTGATCCAGCGTCCAGCCGAGAAACAAGTGCGGCTCCGGCTCAGTTCCAGCTTTCACCGCGTCCCGGTCCAAGCCCTTCACGCGGTTATTCGTTCCGACCCGGAACTTCTGGATCTGATAATACGTATCAACCGCCCATCGTGCCTCATCGAGCGTCAACGATGCGGCGGCTGCCGCAACATCGCGTTTCAAGCGCACAACGGGCTCCAACTCCGCTAACAGAGTCATGCCTTTTCCTCCAGCGCTTGCCAGAACGCGCGCTCGAACGACCCGCCCTCGTACAAGGCCGGATGCATACGAGCGGCCACGGACAGCGCCTCGGTGACGCTGCCCGCGAGATGCATCGACTCACCGGTCGCCCGGTGCTCAATCCGCCACCAGTGATGGGCGACAGGGACAACACGAAGCCGACCTAGGATCGTGGTCATGGGCTGTCCTTTTGCGCGGCTTTGATGGCCTCGTAGTGGTAGGTACGCCATTGACTGTAGAAGCGCACGAGGCCACCGTGAGCGTCTACGTCCCGCAACGCGGCGCGGGCATCGACGAGCTCGCGCTCAAGCGCCCGATAGTCCTTCTCGCGCACCCAGCGTGAGCCATCTACTGCCCGGATTTCGATTGAGCTCATGGTCCGTGCTCCTCGTGCTCGTCGCGCTCCGCGCGGGCGTTGAGCCGGGCCGCCGCGGCTATGAATAGCCAGGCCATGCCGGCACCCGCGAGCCAGGCAAGCGCGAGCCACAGGGCAGTAGTGGCGCTCATGCGTCTTCGCCCTTCCGCGCCAGGGCCTCGGCGCACTGCCAGAGCAGGCGCTTGAGCTCGCGCTGACCGTCGGTGGCGGGGCGGGCAGTGCCGCTCGCGAGCTCGGCGAGGACGGCCCAGAGAGCAGGCTCGTAGCCGGCGCCTGAATACAGGTGCACGGCGTCCTGCAACGAGTAGGGGTCCGAGGCCACTTCACAAGCCTCGGCAGCGCGAAGCTGTTGATCTGGGGTGGTCATGGAGCCTCCTGCATGCGGTTGAGGATCGCCGCACGGAGCGCGCGGCGGGAATAATATGACCGACCGATCAGGTCGGCCACTTCGGGGGATGCCCCGGTATGGGATGTGACGCGAAGCAGGCGCAAGGCATGCTTGCCGGTAGCGGGGTGCGGCTCGACCCACGCCACGCAGGCGTGGGCGGGAGTCCGCCGGATGAGGATGGAAAGGGGGCGGCGGGTCACGGCCCGAGGACCGCGACCAGCGCCGCCCGGTCGGACGCCGATAGGGCGGCCATCGCCGCCCGGTCGGCCTGGGTGGCGAACTGGTACCAATGGCGCCACCCACCCGTCAGGGTCCAGGTGTTTCCACCTAGGTCCTCGAACGCCCCGAGCGCGTCCCATGCGCCCGGGGTGGCGTTGAACGCTTGGATGGCCGTGCGGGCCATCCCAAGGTCGTTGAACCGGCTCACGCTCTACCTCCCGCCCCTTCTCGGGGCCCTTGATTGCCGCAGGTGCGCTGCGGCGCCGCTCTCCCCGTCCTTGGGTAGGCCCACGCCCGGGCCTCCCCCATGCGCCCTGCCAGAGTCACGGAGGCGGTGGGGTGCCGTCCCGCCCAGTTCGTCCGCCCTTCGTGGGGCGCTAGGCGCTGGCTCGCCGCACCGGACAGCCTGCCGGCGCTCAGGGTCGCCCGGTCGCCCACCCCTTACGGGGATGGGGTTCGTCCCGGCAGGCCGGCGCGGGGTCGTTAGCCGCGCCCCGTCGCCTGCGGGGACCGTCCGCCCCGGGCGGGGACGGGCAACAAAAGGAAGGCGCGGCGGGACTCGAACCCGCTAGGTTGGCGGCACCGCAGCCACGCGGCGCCGGGACCCCGACCTTTCCATCCCCGAGGCTCCCCTCGGCTCGCCGCTCCCATCAGTCGTGGCTGGCGACTAATGGGGTCACGGCTTGCCGAGGCTCTACGCCTCGGTTCGCGCCTGTTTGTTTGGGGTGCTTCGCGCGCCCCTATGCGGGAGAGGGCACTGGGGCCTGCCCCCAGTCCTCCGGCCCGCCCCCCGCTACGGGGGCTCTCCCGAGGCCGTGCCGGGCGAGGTAGCGCTCGCCCGGTCGTGCCCCTCGGGGCCGGCGCCCTGCGGCGCCCTCTCCATTGGCCCCTTACGGGGGCCAGTCGCCCGGCTCTATGCCCTTTTCTTCATCAGGGGTCGTCCGCCGACGCCGGAGGCCGGCGGACCAAGGGCGCATTGTTTCCTGGGCTGCGTCTACGCCGCTCCTTCCCAGCCCCGGATAGCCCTGCCGGGGGTCCGCAGCTTTCACGCATCGCCCTGCGGGGGCCTTGCCCGAGTCCGGCCCAGTCTCGGGGTAGGGGCCTGGCGGCGGGGTGCGTTGCCCGCGGCCAGGACTTTACGTCTATGTAGACTAGGCTAGCCTGCCCAGGTTGTCCTGTCAAGGGGCATCGGCTAGTCTATTGGCGCATGGACGGGTACTTGCAGGCGGTTCGGGTGGCCGGCAGCAAAGCTGCCCTCGCCCGCGCCCTCGGCGTGCGGGTCGAGTCGCTCTACAGCTGGGAACGCTCCGGGCGGGTGCCGGCCGAGCGGGTGATTCAATTGTACCGGCTGACCGGCGTCACGCCGCACGCGCTGCGGCCAGACCTGTATCCGGACCCGTGCGACGGGGTGTCGCGCGGGCCCGCATGACCTCCGCCCGGTTAGCCTATCCCCTCCGGGCGGGCTTCCCCGGCGCCCATACGGGCCGGCGCCGGGGCTTTCTATTACGAGCGGCAGGGGCGCCCCCGCCCCCGCCTGACGTAGGCTCGCGCGTCGGCCTCGCGCACGAGCCAGTCCCGCCCGATGCGCCGGGCGGGAAGCAGTCCGGCCCGGCATAGGCGCCGGGCCTCGTGTTGGGATACGCCCAGGATGATGGCGACCTGGGCGGTTGTGAGGAGGCCGGTCACTCTTGTCGTTTGGCTACCAGACACGGCCGCGCTGGCCGAGTCTGTCACTGATATCGGCCTTTCGGGCCTCGTCCCGCGTCCGGTAGAAATATCTCCGAACATCTGTGCCAAGTCCGTTCCACCCTCCGAACCACACGGTGACGCCCCATGCGATTGGGGCGTCACCGCGCGGCGCGCTTTCCCGCGCTATGTTCTTGCGAATCGGCCTGCCGTTCTGGTCGCGTGTCATGTTGTCCTCCGTTTGGCGCCGCCCGTGGCGCGGGTTGGTCAGCGACGGTTGGCCTCGCCCGTCTTCTGGATGTTCTTCTGGATTTCCTCCATCCAACCCACGAAGTACCAACCTTCCTGGTTGGTGTTCGGCATCGGGCCGAACACGTGGACCTCGTTATTTCTAATGCGCGCCTTCGAGGCGCTCGGATTGGAGCGGAGGGCGGCTTTGCGGATCTCGTGCAGGGTCATTGTCGTCTCCTTGGTTACGCACCGTCCGTGGTGCCGGTTGGTTGATGTTTGGTTGATGTTTGGTTGATGTTTGGTTGGTTGATGTTTGGTTGGTCTCTCTCTCTTTCTCCACCCCGGTCGGTCTCGCGCTGGTCGGAGGCCGGGAGCCCACTTCTGCGGGGGGCGGTCCGTGTTGCTGTCTGATGTTGTAAGTATAGTCCTCTCACGGACTAATACAAGGGGAAGTAGCACAAAAGTTTTTTATGATGGCGATAAGCTGAATCTATGACCCGGCGGCCATTGTTGCGTCATTCTGTGGCCAGGGCTACGCTCGGCAAGCTCGGCTGGTCACCGGGCGCTACAGGCTGAGCTTCACGAGCCCGCTACGGGCTGGGGTTGCGCCAGGGATTCAGCCCCCTGGTCCCGGGGCTGACCTCCCGGCCTCAGCCCGTAGCGGGCTTTTGCGCATGAGGTGGTAAAAGTTCCTGACTCTTTCACGGCTTCGGTTCGGGACGGCCGAAAGCGGCGCCCCCTTTCCGTCTGCGCTCGTGTACTTTGGCGAGCGGCGCGCCGAGCTCGTAGCCGAGATGCGTGCTACCGGAGTTACCTATCAGCCGCTACATGATGAGGGGATGGCCCTGTTCGTGGTCGGTGGCGGATCTGAAGCGGGTTGAGCGGAGAGAAAAAAGAAGCGGCGCCCGAAGGCGCCGCGAAAGCCACATGGAGGGCAAGTCCAACTGTGGAGGTCAAGATAGATGATACCAACGAGCGAGGCCGAGCGCAAAGCGCAGGCCACGCAGTTCCTTGACGCCCTCGCGGGCGCCCCCAACGCAAGGCATACCTTCTTCTCGCGCGGTCCCGCAGGCACGCGCGAGATGCACGGCACGCTCGATGCCAAGTGGGCGGAGCTATGCTGGCTCTCGTCCTCAGGGAACGATGTCTACGTCCTCGCGCAGGCTGGCGACGGCCGCGGGCGCAAGCGCGTCAACATCATCCGCGGCCGTGCAGCGTTCCAAGAGGATGACGGTGGCGGAGCCGGCATCGCCCTGCCCTTGCCGCCCAACATCATCGTCGCAACCAGCGCCGGGCGCTGCCAGCGCTGGTGGCTCACCTCCACGCTTGATCTCGAGGCGCTCGAGGGCGTCGAGCGGCGCATGGTCGAGAGCTACGGCAGTGATCCCGGAGCTAAGGACCTCGCCCGAGTTCTGCGGCTGCCAGGCTTCCCTAACCGCAAGCCGGGTCGTGACGGGTTCGTGTGCCGGCTCGAGCACTGCAACGGCCAGCGCTACGCCTGGGAGGAGATCCTTCAAGCCTTCCCGCCCATCCCACGGGCCCGGCACGAGGCAACCGAGCTCGAGACAACCCCGCCAACCGAGGGCGAGCTCGAGCGCCTGGCGCAGGCGCTCGAGCACGTCCCGGCGGATGAGCGGGATCTATGGGTGCGGGTCGGGCACGCCCTCAAGACTGGGGGCGATGCGTGCCGAGCGCTCTGGGAGGGTTGGAGCGCTACCTCGCCCAAGTGGCAGCCCGAGGACGCCGATTACCGATGGAGCTCGTTCCGGCCCGAGGCTACGCACTGGCAGGCGATCTACGGCCTCGCCGCGCAACACGGCTGGCAGCAGGCTACGCCTGAGGACTTTGATGGCGAGAGCGGCACGCAGACGCCTAGAGCGGTCGATGACCCGCCGTCGGCCCCAGGCGGACGGGTGACGCGCGATCCGGGCGGAGGCTTCACGTATGCCCTGCCAGCGCGAGATCGGTGTCGGGCCGAGGAGTATGCCGAAGGCGGCCCCGCCTGGCGCCCTGTGTGGCTCGTAGACGGCTATCTGCCGGTCGAAGTCTGTCTTGCCGTAGGGGCAGGCGGAGCGGGCAAGTCCACGCTGATGCTGTGGGAGCTCATACACCTGGTGCTCGGCCGGCCGCTCTACGGGCGCGAGGTCCTGCGCCCGCTCAAGGCGCTCTACGTGACGCACGAGGACCCGCGTGAGTTGATCGAGTACCGCATGCACCTGATGATGACGGCGCTCGGGCTCACCTACGCCGAGCGCCTGCACGTATGGCAGAGCCTGCACATCCTCGACGCGACGCGGGTCTACGCCCCCTGGATCACGCGAGACGAGCGCGGCAACCTGGTGCCGACCCGCCGGCCCCAGGACATCGTGGACGCCTACGGGCCGCTCGGCATCGACATCGCCGTGGTTGACACGGCGATCCGGGTAGGCGGTGGCGAGGAAAACGACAACCGGGCGACGGACCTGCTAATCGTGGTCGCGCGTCAGGTGCAGGCGGGCCTCGGGGCGGCGCTCATTCTCATTCACCATACCGGCAAGGGTCAGGCACGGGAGGAGGTGATCGATCAGTACTCTGGCAGGGGCGGCAGCGCCCTCGGCGACGGGGCCCGGCACGTCACGGTACTGGTGCCGCACGTAGACACCAACGGCAAGCTCTGGATACCGCCGGCGGGAGTCCTGGCCGCCGACGTCGCCCATGGGCGGGTATTGCGCAAGCACGTCACCAAGCAGTCCTGGGGGCCGAGAAGCGCGCCTGTCTGGCTAATCCGCGAGGGCTGGTCCTGGCGCTGGGCGCAGGGGCTCGAGATCGAGGAGGTCGAGGACGCCAAGGCCGCGCTGGCGGCGGAGCGTCAGCGAGCGCAGCTGGAGCGGGTCCTCGTCTATATCCGCACGGCTGCGCTCGAGGGCCGCCGTGGCTCCTATCGGGAGTGGCGGGAGTCTGCTCGGCTTCGGCAGGCAGTCGAAGCCACCCGGCGGGAAATCGAGGAGGTCCTGCAACTCGCGCTTGAGTCCGGGCGGCTGCGGCGTCAGATAGAGCCGGCCGAGGGGGGTGTGGGACGCCCGCAAGGGTGGCTCGAGGTGGTCGAAAAGTGAATTTCGCGCCATCCGCGCCATTTCGCGCCATTTCGCGCCGTGTGTCGAGAAAGGGAAAAGCCGGCAATTTCGCGCCGGCTTTTTTCCCTTAAGGCGGCGCGAAAATAATTCGGCGCAGAACGAGGGGTATTCTGCGCCGTTTTGCGCCACATATTAGTTGTTGCTAATGTTTGTTTTGGCCTCCTGCCGGAAGCACCGTTAGCCAGGAGCCGGCGCCCGCCCTGCCGCTCTGGCGGGCGGCCCCTGGCGGGCGGCCCCTGGCGGGCGGCCCCTGGCGGGCGGCCCCTGGCGGGCGGCCCCTGGCGGGCGGCCCCTGGCGGGCGGCCCCTGGCGGGCGGCCCCTGGCGGGCGGC